GAACCTGCTTTGCTATATCCGTTTTATGTGGGAGTGATAAAAGCATTTGCACCGCATAAACATATAGCCGTTTAGGTATTAAGGGTGTTTTCGCCAGAACACCACAACCCCCATATTATCTGGGCGACCAGTTTAGCTACTGGATAAGGTTTACAAGTCTAACCCTTGTTTTTACTCTCTCCGCTACGCAGGGAGCATTATCAACCTTATTGGCACTTACACGACTTGTTATAGCGTATTGCCACCTTTATTGATAATGGCTATCTTAAACTATCGTCCATATTACAGGCACGGGCAGTTGGTTCTGCGTTATAAATTGGGATATTAAGTGTATGCACACGCCCAATCTCTCCAGTCTATTGATGCTGTATAACAGGTTTCCAAACCACCGTGCCATATCTTACAAAGAACAGGTGATGGTTATTTAATCGTTAAAAATGCTATAAGAAGCCCTATCATCATTCCTAATGTAGTTCCAAGAAGTATCCCAATAATAAAACAGGTTTTAGGGTCAGGACTCATTATCTCCGCAAACATCTCTCTACCCCTTTCTGACCTTGCGGTCGGTTCTTCCCGATGGCGGGAGTTCTTCGACTTCTTTAACGGAATAATCAACCTCTTTTGTAAGAATATGCTCACTACCATAACTATTGTGATTTAGCGCTTCTTCCAACGTATCGTAATAACTGTGCGACCATTCACCGTATCCGTGGTTATCCCAAACTATAAACCTCTTAACCTTCTTCTTCCCAGCCATTATTTTTCCTTCCCCGTCAGGTTAGCGTCCATTATGGGGTTCCTTCCAATTTCTTTTAACTATCTCAATAAGCGTCCAGCCGAAAGGAACCATCTGTAAATCAAATATCCTTTCATCGTGATTAAAAAATGGGATTTCTTCTCTGCCGTTTGTCAATATTGCGGTCAGCATTACTTATTACTTCCCCCTTTCTTGGTGGCTTCGTGGATGGCTTTATTTTTCAAACCCAATTTCTAATACTCTCCACCATAAACCAATATGAAAACCAACAAATTCATTATCACATACAAAAGCCACACCAATTGCCCAACCATAATAGTCACCACCTAATCTGAATACGAAAATCATTTCCCCTCCAATTTCTGTGCGATATGCTCAAGGGCTTGATTTCTTATACAGGTTATACATCCTTCATTAGCATTACTCGTATAATTTGGTATGCTGTCGTGAGTATGTAATTCCTTGTCAGCCCTAACCAATTCAGCGAGCTGGACGAGGGTTATATCAATCTCCGCAGGTCTACCAACAATTATGGCTTCATTAACTAATTTCTCTAGCAACTCCCTGGCACTCTTATGGGTGGGCATATTAAGGGTTCTCCTGTTTTAATAAATCTGCCAATGCTTCTTCTTGTGTATTTCCAAATCCCGCAAGACTTTCTTGTAGGTTAGTAAAGTCTTGTCTATGACAACACCATTGGTCGCCATCTACTTCATATACAAAATCGTTTTCTCTGTTAGCGTCCATTATCTTCCCTCCTCTGTCAGGTTCATATTATTTAATCTCCTCGATGGTGATACGGACTTTAATATCGTCCTTGTCATATTTATTCTTTGTTATCTCTGTATCTAAGTAGTAAGAATTGTAATTCCCAGGAAACCATCTCATCATTCTCTTAAAATCTTTTCTCACCCACCCTGCCAATACCTTCTTCTTCCCTGCCATTATTTCTCCTTTGGGGTTAGGGTTTACCAATTTTAGTTTCAACATAATCATTTATGGTTTCTTCACCGGAATAAGGAGATTTTAAGTGATAAAGTTTCCAATACCAGTCATAATATTTTTTGTAGTTTTCTACATCTCCCTCTAACGACCTTATTCTTGACTTTAAATCTTTTTCAAATTCAGGAACTATTCCTTGTGTTTTTAATATAGCTTCACGTAACTTACCGCCGTCTCTGTATCCTGTCGTGTTCCAACTATCACAACTGGTTTCGTGCCTTAATTGCCGTTCAATATATGGGATTACTTCCTCAAAAACAAAACTCTCCAAGAGGAACTTCTTATCGTCATCTGACAAAGCCATGAAAACTTCCGACAAATTTACTGATATTTTACCTTCTTTAATTTCTGCTTTCATCTCACTCCCCCTTTTTCAAAGCGACGGTGGCCGTTTTTTGGGTTGTATAATCTTTTATCCACTCCCCGTATTTCCAAATAAATCCTCCACAGGTGTGTCTTTTTTTCTGACAACATCTCACTATACCATTCTGACATATCCCGAGAATTTTCCCTGCTTCCCTTTGACTATTCCATTGTTTTATAAATTTTCCATTAAGATCATATTGTTTAACTCTATTCCTTCTCGAATCTTTGCCTACGTTCTCAGAATGTTCAATAAACCTACAATTAGATAAAACGTAATTTCCGTCATTATCAATTCTATCTATTGAGGGTTTTTTAAGTAGCCACCCCCTATCTCTATACCATAAAAATTTTAATTCATCTTTGGTAATAAAACACTTTCTACCTTTCTGAAAATAAGGGTCTTTTTCATCGGAACACCTTGACTTTATTCTCCGAAACGTTCTCTCCCAAGGCTTATCTCCACTATGCTCTTTGCAATATTGCGTCCTATTAAACATTGTCCTTACAACTTTACCGCAGGTCTTGCAGTTTATCTGTCTTATGCCGTGCCTATAAATACCTTTTGGCATTTCGCCTCCAAACAAAATGGCAGATTTCGAGCGGTTGAGAGAAGAACGGTTAAGTCCTTCACGCCCTACGTCTGCCATTGTTTTAGACATCAAAATACCGCCCTTCTCTCAACGGTTATATTTTACCACTTTGGGTCTTATTGTCAAGCAGTTTATTTAATCGTCCTATCTCGGCTTCTTGCATTTCGATCCTTGTCTTTAGCCCAGTAATTGTTCCGGCTATTCCTGCCTGTGCTTCCATGTTAGTCATCGGACGTTTATAAAAATCCAATACCTTTTTTAAGCTCGCTATCTCGGCTTCTTTCTCGGACTTTAATGTATGAGCATTTTGGGCAGTTTCAACGAGGCGTTTATTGTCTGCCGTTAATAATTCTATTTGGTGTTCTTTCTCGGACATAAGTTTAGTGTGAACAGCAAGACATTCTTTTCTTCCTTCGTTAAATCCAGTAGTTAATAAATTAGATTGTTGGGCAAGAATTTTCTTCATACCAGTTCCTTCTTCTGAAACAGGTAATCTCTCTTTCGGCCATTCCGCCCCCGCATCGCTCGTATGCTTAATAAACTTTAATTCATTTTCAGTTAATTTGTGTCCTTGCCCAAAAACTCTCTGTCTAAAAACATTTACTTCTGGTTTAGATACCGTATCGCTCTGGGGTGGGGCTTGACCTGTGCCTTCTTCTTTACCACATAGAACACATTTACCATTTGTTATCTGATGTCCCAACTTTCCAATTTTTCTGTCTCTCCTGTAAGGGCAAATTTCTTCCTCAAAAGGAATACTCGTTCCATCAACAGGCTTGGTTCCTGTGCCATTACATTTCTGGCAGATAACCCAACTGCGATTTGATACCATTCCAAATCCTCCATTACCCTTACATTCAGCACATACCTTTTCAGGGGCGGGGATATGACCAAGAATGGCATCGGCTAAATCTTTAGCGAGTAAATCTACGGGCAGAATATGAACATTATCTGTTATAATCTTTATCAATTCCTGCCGACTCATCATCGGTCGCTCTGAGAGGGAGTTGTCGAGGTAGGCAGAGGCAAGGGCAAGGAAAGTTCTTGTCGTGTCCCTACTCAAACATAGTTCACAATGAACCTTTGCTATCTTTACTGCTTCCTCAACCTCTTTCCTGTCGAACTTGGTGGGTGTCATTTGACTCCTCTCTATGGGTATCTTCCTTATCTAATAATCTCATTTTCTTTTCGCAATCTAAATCCCATTCTAATATCTTTATCTTATTTTCCATTTCCACGCATTCTTTTATTAGCTCAAACTTATTCATTACAGCAAAATCTTTCATCTTTATCTCCTTCTGTGCTTCTCTTTCTTTTGCGAGAACACAATAACCGCCACATTTCGGGCAATAACCACCATCCTCATCAAACTCTATTTCCAAATCAGTATCATAAGTTCCGCATTGGCATTCAAATTTCTCTTTTGCTCGTTCCATCTTACTTCTCCTTTTGGGTGGCGGTGTCCTTCTTTAAAAATGGTATCGCCTGCTCAACCTTGTCCTTGTCCATTTAGGGCTCCTTGTGGGTTCACTTCCCCATCTCCGCTGTGTGGGCTAACTTTGTCATTTTATCCATTGGGGGTGTCCTTTGGTTTATTAAATATTACTATGCAACTTGGGAAAGGGGCTGAATTTTTACTATCTCCAAATTTTAACCTGCCTTTTATAAATCTAATTTCTTCTGCCCTCATAACGTAATCGTGCCACCATTTTGTATCTGTTCGAGAAGGCAGAAGCATAACGCATAATACGCCTTTCCAGGTAGATTTTGAAAACGCCATCTTGATCCATTCTGTAATTTCCCTGCCATACGGAGGGTTGATATAATTTCTTTTACCCCACGCAATAGACAGACCATCAATACCCCCCCCTAACGGACAAGGGTCAAAATCAAAGTGAAATTCCCTATCCAATTCCTCGTATAACCATTTTGGGGTAGCCCAATGGGGTGATAACGAGGTCATCAAGCCCTTAAACTTATTCATACCTTCCCCTTCTTACCTTTCATCTCGGCTCCTTTAACCTTGTCCATTAGCGGCTCCTTTTATTCATAATCATTAGCTCTATCCTCTACTTCCTCTTGCTTAATTTCTTCCTCGGTTATTTCATATCTACATTTTGGACACTTGTAATAATTCTCGTTATCATCAGGAACAATTCTCTCCATCTCAATCTTACAATCAGGACAAAATGCCATAAATATCATCACTCCTCCTGCCCGTGGGCTAATCTATCTGCGCTCATTTCCTCCCCCCAAATAATTCAGTAACGGCGGTGATGGCGGCGTTAAACTCGTTCGCATCGTGGTCAAATATAACATCAACTCCCAACTCTATTTTTGTTATAGGATTTCCCATCTTGTCGTTCCATACCGGCTTCTTCAATCCTTCCACCATCTCTTTAAGGGCGAGAAGGGCTTTCTCCTGTGCCTCATCTACTGCTTTGTGGTATTTATCTTCGTGAGAATCCATAACAGCGATAATGTTGTCGTGGAACTCATCCAGTATTTCCTTTGCCCTCATACGTGCCTCCTGTTATTTAGTGAGTTGCTCGATTGTGATACGAATTACTTTATCTATCGCTCCTGCGTCTTTTCGTGCGTTTTCTCTTGTATCATAAATTGATAATCTTCCAATATAATTTCCACTTCGATTAGCCCAATAATCCCCCGTGTCTTTAGTGACTACACCCCAAGCCTTTACCTTCCCTCCTATGGGCATATTAGACCTCGCATATCCGTAGGTTAGTCATTTGGGGCATCCAACATATAATAAAACATATATTCCCAAATAAAATCTTCACTATCCTCGCCTTCTCGCCTACCTTAAACTCGCTCATCTGGACGCTCCTTTTGCCTATAATGCTTATATTTTAACCAAGGAATTCCGCTATTATTCAAATTACCTATATCTTAAGCTTAGGTTTTAACAATTTTCGGGCATTTGCTAAGCCTTGTAGCCGAAACTCCCTTTCCTCGTTGCTTAGAGCGTTCCAGCGTTCTTGTGCTTGGAACCTCTTATGAGTTAATCCTCTCTCTTTGAGAATTAAGGGGTATTTTGCCCCAATTCTTAATCTTGTAGGTTCTTCTGCCCTATAAACCTCTTCACCCTCAAAAGTCTCCTTTTCGTGGGATAAAGGGTCTAAGGGGCAGACATTAGCACTACAACGCTCAAAGCTTGGGCATTCATAGTAAGGTTGGTTCATTTTAAGCTCTCCCCTGCCCTATCCACCTCATCCATCAACCCCTGCAAGACTATCATATTAGCCTTATGGGGCTTAGTCCCTTTGACCCACTTGTACACCGTCTGGTGCCTTACGTGGCACTTGACAGCCAACTCCTCATACCCGCCTAACTTCTCTGCTAACTGCTTAATCTCTTTTGCTGTGGTATCTGCCTTCATCTAACCCTCCTCTATTATAACTTAAGTATAACACATCTCTGGTTAAAGTCAATAGACAATCTTATACTTTCTTTATACATTAGGTTGTGAACTTTTCTTCCCTTAATTTCTGGAACTTCTTTCTTTCAGCAGTTTTAATATCCGAACGTATCTGTTTAATCGAATGGTCGGCTTTCTCGCACTTCTTGTCGAGTTCAAATATCTCCACTCTTAATTGGGCGATATTCTGCCGTTTATCAATTCTTTCCTGCGAGACTACCGATTGGGCATTCTCGGCTTCGGTCAAATCACGGGATAACTTATCAAGGACATCATCAATTTCAAGTGCTGACATCTTGCTTAAATCAACCTGTTCTTTCAGTTCGTCGGGCTTCATTCTAATTCCTCCTTTTTGTTTTTATACAATTCCTCCAAGTCCGATTTTTTCATTGTTCTCAACTCCATCATTTTTTTATTGAGGTATTCAGTCCTTCCTGGAAAGTATTTATCAACCCAATGGATAAACTCATCGGGATTAGCAGTAAAATAAAAATGGCGCTCTGAACATAGGGTAAGGTTATTAAAAAAATCCCACCTCAAAAGCAAGTATTTCCTTGTCTTGATATGACACCATTCCAAGCGACCTTTACATTTGTGCGTAGAGTCTATTAGTGAAAAGTCGCAGGGACGGGAACGGAAGAAACTACCCACCAACTTGTCAAGTTTGCCTTTGATACCTCTGCTTGCTTTCATATATTCTCCTTGTTAATTTTCTTGAACCTAAAATAACCCACCAGTTCTTTTTTGCGTTGTGCTTTGTTCTTCGGCAAAGGTTTTCTCGTCATCAGTAAGGTCCCTAAACTTTGAATACTGGGGAATAAATTTTACATCAACATTTTTCACCTCTCCGTGTCTTTGCTTTTCTATCTGGACTGTGTATGTTCCCTTTTTCTTGTTCCAGTTCAGGACGATACAGGTAGCAGGGTGTTCTTCAAGAACTCCCGCCCACTTGAACTTGCTCATTGTGGGGTCTTCTACCCCAGAACGATTTATCTGCGACAAGATAACTACCCCGAAATTATTTGTGATACCCAATTCCGCAAGTTTACGAACATATTCTTCGATAGCGTCCACTTTAGACTTATAACCTTTTGTAGAAATCATCTGTATATAATCAATAAATACAAAATCGGGTTGGATAATATAACATACTTTTACTATGTTATCAAAATCATATCCGTATTTATCATCGATAAGAAGTCTTAATTTGGAAATCCATTCCTGGAATAACCCCTTTTTATCCAAAAACTCCTGTTTGGCTTTTCCGTGTCTTAACGCAAGGGAGTCTACTTCGCAAAAATTACAGAATAGTTTTTCAAGTAATTGTTCTTTGGACATTTCAAGCGAGAAGTAAATAACCCTGTTCCCCGAGTCAATCAGATTGCGAACAATGTTTATGGCGAATGAACTCTTACCGTGCGAAGTCCTACCTCCTATTACAGCAGTTTCTTTCTTGTGAAGTCCCCACAATACCTCATCAAGCGAGTTCAAACCAGTCGGGAACTCCGGCACTTCCTTGCGGTTGATTATGTCCTGTGTAGTCGTTTCCCAAATCTCGTATAGTGGACTCAAGGTTGGCAATCCATTCGTTATTGGCAGAGATAAGGGTTTGACAGGTTTTGCGGTCAAAGATAAAGGTTGCTCTAATCCATTTTTCAAAGGTTCGGGCTTCGCTAACCCAGCGTTTATAACTTTCTTCAAAACTTCTTCTTGGCTCATTGTTCGGTTTCCTTATTTTCATAACGCCCCTCCAAAATCTTCTGATAGTTAGTGTCATTCTTGATTACCCAATCGAATGAAGCATACCATTTTCCGTGTCCTTCTGTGGGTTTGCGACCGCTTAAAAAGTCACTTTCAAGTATCTTGGTAAGTATCGTGTGGAAATTATCTTTAAAAGCAGGTTCTTTAAGGCGACCACTTAAGGCTCTCCGCCTTGAAGTCGTAATAGAGTTTATCTTCCACGGCATTCTTTCGTTCCAAGCGTTAAAAACTTGTATATAAGGGTCAACCTCGGTTGACATAGTATTACTATTTACTTTCTTTTCTTTTACTTTACTTTCTTTTATAGCATTGCCTTCGCTTTGCGTTCGTAATGCGTTCGCATTACTTCCCCACCTAACAAGAGCAGATTCACTTGCTTTTTTACTCTTTTCGGTTATAAAAGCCAATCGTTCTAAACAACTTTTAGACCAAAATTTATCTTTATCTTTATCGAATAATCCATAGTCATTTACTACCTTCGTAATGCGTTCGCATAGTTCTTTATTATTTTGGGAATATAGGGGCAAATCTTTAAGGGAGAGATAACCGCCTTGTTCGTATAACATTTCAATTAGACACCAATAAATACCCATTCCCTCGTATCCGAGAGAGAGAAAAAGTTTTTCTAATTTAGGGTCGTGTCTGGCGTGATAATCGTGCGGGAAATAGAAGGTGTTTTTCAATGTTGCCCCCCCAAAAAGAAGATTGCCCAGGCGGAGAATAACTCCTTTGAGCGGGAAGGCACCTGGGCAAAGAAAAACCGACTAACGACCCTAATCGATAATCGGTTGGTTTCTCTTTTTACTATGTTCATAATTCTCCTTACGCCTTCCCATAAGTATATTATAGCACATAACCGAATAAATACAAGGGTTTATTTTGGGCTAAAAAGGTTCCTGTTCTTCCCTCACTTCCTCGTGTTGGACATCCTCCTTGGCTAAATCGGCGAGTTTATACTTATCCCCGACAGGAAAAATGTTCTCGGGGAACTGGAATTCGTTCTGTTCGTTCCATATCGTTTTTACCTTTACGCCTTTCAGGACATCCAAGTCCATATCCATATCAGGCATAGCGCCCAAAATTAACTTGGACAGGTAATTCTTGTAAAGGTTAGACTTCTCCGCATAACTGAATGTCATCCAACGGGAACGGTGAGGATACTGGTATCCATCCAGCTTGAAAACGAACCTTACAGCAGGAGCGGTCTTTGTGCCTTCCTTCGACTTAAAAACGTGGTCTTTTTCATACTCGATATTCTCGATTACCCCGTTGATAAACTCTCCGACTTTGACCTTTTCAAACTCCACTTTCGCTCTTTCAGGTGGTTTTGCCATTTGTTTCTCCTTTCATCAGTTTAGGTGCTGGTTAAATGCCGTAAATCTTCTTAAAATCTTTTCTCTTTGATATAAATAATTCAAAGTATTTATCAATATCGGTTGTTAAGATAGGTTTACTAAATCCCTGTTCGGTCTTGTCATTAAGCGGTATAATCATAAGTTGTTTAATGTGCTCCATTCCTTTACATTTCGCATAAGCTGACATCTGCATAAAGTTCTTAACCTTATCGGGAGTTCTCTTAACATCGAATAATGTTGGTAAAGTTTCGTGGATACCCTCTCCGTCGGGAGTACCGCCATAACGTAATTTCTCGTTAAAAGAAGTTTCCCCATTCTTTAAGTTTGTTATGGGATATTTTTTGAGAAATGCCTCGAAACTCCACCCATCTGAAGGAAGTTTGAGGTTTCCATTTTTCAAGATGAATAAATCCGTAGTAAGTTCGAGTATTTCTTTTGGTTCTTTCCACACCTTATTTTTTATGAATTCGTGAACCTGTGCGTGGATTATGTTTCCTTGTGAAGCATATTGTTTAAGTTCTTCATCGTCTCCCTGCCAATCAAAATCATAGTTTAAGATGGTGGTGACAGAAGGGACTTCTTCACCATTGGGTAATTTGGTAAAACGGAAATCGGCACGGTCATTCTTTATTTTTATCAGTTTTGCCTTTGTTGCCTCTGATTCAAAGTTGTTATAGCAAATTTCAAGGAGCGATTGCTGACGTGTTTTGATATAGGAGTTTACGTCTTGAACTTCATCATTGAGTTCAAGAGTTTCCTCTGCGAAAAAACTCGGGTTCATATTGGCATAACTTCCTACTGGTATTTTACCACCAAAAGAAGCACTAATTTTAAGCGTTCTCATTATTTATACCCTTTCGTTGTTTGGATTACGTGAGGCGAGCGACCAAAATAATAAAGAGGCGGCAGATTGCTCATAAGATGTCCGAGAAGACAACTGTTTCGACTTGGAAGCCGAAAATCTACCGCCCCTTTTTCGGGGAGAAAATCTACACTTATGAGCCATATTTGTTATCCTCTCGTAGTTCTATTATGCCACATACTCGTCGAATGTCAAGGTTTTATTCTATATCAATTTAGACATTGAAATTGCCTTGAAAATCCCAATTCCACTTCTCTTTTTTGCCAAGAAAGAGCATACAAACTCATCCAGCGGCATATCAATTATAATCGTCCTGACCATCTTCGCTTTCCTTCTCTCCTTCTTCCTTCTCTCTTTGCCTTTATACATTCTCTCTCTCCTCAACCTGTTGTATAGCCGTGTTAAGTAAGCCCTTTAACCTTATCGCCTCTTCCTTATTCATTGACACCGACACTTTGCCCAGATACAGATGTATCCTCTCATCCTCGCTGACCTCGGCATCAATGTTCTCATCGACTATTACCGTGCTATTGATTATCATCATTGGTCTCCTGTGTTAAGTCCTCAACCTCCTGCGCCTCATCCTCAATGACCTTCCTTAGCTCTGGGCTTATCCCCCCAAACGCAGGCATACCATTGCCTATATGATACAGCACATTACCCTTATCATCATAGACCGCCAAGACCTTGGTCTCTGTAATCCATACCCTCTCCACAGGTGTCGGGCTATCCCCGTCATACTCAATATCCCTGTCAATGGTCATCTTGACCTCAACCTCTAACTTCTGCCCGTTGAATATAGGGTGCAGGGTGCGCTCGATGTTATATGTCATCTCTATACCTCCTTATCTCTTGTCTTCCTATACACCGCATATAACATCGCCCTCGACTTCTTCTGCCAGTTCCCATTGGGAAATCTCTTGACCAGATACGCTATAAGTTCTGCCCTCCTTCTTGGAATGTAGTATGGCTGAAAGGGGTTCATTTGCCCTCTGCTTTGGCTATGACTTGTTCTAATGACAGAATTAAGTCTTTACTTTTCCAATTATTAGGCATTACTTTTTCTTTTTCTAATGCCATTTTACACGCCTCTAACAACTCCGGCGCAGAGGCTATAAGGCGGGCATTGGCTTCATCGTGTTCGTATGAACCTACGAGAACTTGATTTTCATAGGGCTTGTCGGGTATTACTACAACGTGTCTGATAGCGTCTGTTCCAAATCCATCTGTTGGTATATGAAAATGATACTTCCACGGTCCCTTCGTATGCGCCATCTTAATCCCTCCCTGGGTAAAAAATCAACTCCCACCCCCGGCCTCGTGAGCTGTCCATCCCGGGGAGAATAACAAGGGATAGATTTTCGGGGGTGGGAGTTTTTCTGTGAGTTATTTTTCACGAGGTCTTGCATAGCTTATTCCTTCGGTTCATACTCCTTGAGTGCCGCTTTGATGCCGGTTTCGATCATGTATGCCAGCTTCATACCTTTGTCTTTTGCCACTTTTCTCAGACGGTTGTACAACTTTTCATCCATCCTTGTCGTTATCATGATTTTGGTTTCCGCCATAGGTATTTTCTCCTTGTTGGTAAGAGTATAGCACATATATTCATTTTGTCAAGTAAATTATTTTTAATAAAATTGGGCAAGACTTTCTTGACATCGAAATAAGGTAATGTAAAATATCACCATAAAGACAGGGGACTCAGTCCCCGGGTTTTTTATTTCGGGAGGGGCTATGCAGTCAGTATTTTTTATCACGCGGGGCAGGGGAAATGTCCGTTGACTCTTTGACTTTTGGCGAGGAATATTTTTACTTGCATGATACGTTATACCGCCAAACGATAAAAGAGTGCCTGTGCGAATTAGGAAAAAAGATCCTGCGGCCCGGGAAATATACAACCGAGACATTCAGCGGCATGGATGGCTACCTGAACATGACCGGTAAACTTAGACATAGGCGAAGATATGAGGAATGAGCACAAAATCGCTGAACGCCAAACAGTCCATAGAAGAGGAGCATTGAAAAATTTGAAAATCTCTGATTTTGATTTTTTACATAATTTTTTGAGCACAAAAAAATCGGCTTTACTACGGGAGTACTACGGTAGTACTACTGTATTTTAGCCATTTTTTTAATTATCGTTAAGTACGTGAGCACACGAGCAAAAAACGTGTTATAGGACGTTGAGTGATGATAAAAAATATTTGTATCATAACTATATATATATTAATGAATTAAAAATGACTACGGGAGTACTACCTTACTACTACAGTACCACTCACTCCGAGTCGAGTGAGTAGAGTGAGTAGAAAGAGTAGAGTCCTTTATGGCGTTGAGTTATTCACAGGTTATCCACAATGTACATAAAAACGACATTATTTTTACGAGACGATGACAAACGATATTGAAATTGATTTAAGGGAGTTTTATGCCGAATAAGCAGCCGCCAAAAGATAAGCAGTTTCCGGTAAACAGGCCTTATGCTCCTCACGCGGGATTTAAGGGCCCATACCTTACGCCGCTGTTGAGGAAAGTTCTGAACAAATCATATACGCTTACGGACCCCGACACGCAAAAAATTAACAAGCTAAAAGGCAAGGACGCGGTTATGATCCAGTTAGTACGCACTGCGCTTAAAGGCGACGTGTCTGCGATAAAAGAAATATTGGATCGCATAGACGGAAAGGTTATCCAAAAAATCGAGAATGAAATAACCGTTAAAGAAATGGGCAGAGTAAAAATAAACGGTAAGCCCCTGGAGACTGACATTGGCTGAAATAGATTTGCCTGAGATACTCAACATACCGCCTAAAATGCTTCCGCTTATCACGGATATAAACAAATACCGCTATTTTCTTATCGAGGGCGGGCGGGACGGGGGAAAATCCCAATCTGTTGCGCGTTTCTTGTGTTACCTTTCCGAACAATCGTCATTGCGTATTGTGTGCGGCCGCGAAATCCAAAACACCATCGAAGAATCAGTATATACTATTTTTTCCGATCTAATCCGCGGTTACGAACTTAACTTTGAAGTCTTGACCTCGAAGATAGAACACCGCAAAACCGGGTCAAATATCCGTTTCAGAGGTTTTCGCGAGCAGGGCGCCATAAACATAAAAGGGCTTGAGGGTGTTGATATTCTATGGGTGGACGAATCCCAGGCGATAACTAAGCAAACTCTGGACGTTATAATCCCTACTATCCGTAAGGAAAAAGCAAAGATAATCTGGACGATGAATAGGCACACAGAAAACGACCCCGTGTATTTATTTTTTGTCAACCACACTGATTGCCTGCATATCCATATCGATTATTTAGATAATCCATTTTGCTCCCCGGCCATGCAAAAAGAGGCACAGGAATGCAAGGAGCGAAGCCTTGAAGATTATAACCATATTTGGCTTGGCCAGCCGTTGGCGAAAAGCGAAGATTATTTATTCTCGATGGATACGATAAAAGCCTCTCTCGATCTCGACATGGACAGGGCTGGAGTGCAGCGCAGCCTTATCGCAACCGACGTTGCCCGTTTCGGGGATTGCGAAACAGTTTTTACGGTGCTCAAATCCCACGGCCCGATAATGTGGGAGCAAACGCATATCGAAGCTTATAAGCACAAGGGGCTCGATGAAACTCTTGGCCGTTGTATCGCCATGCAAAAAGAGTTTGACGCCGAAGCGGTCGTACCCGACGATGACGGTATCGGCGGAGGGATCACCGACCTGCTTCTATCCTCGGCAAAGCAATTCACAGTCATTCCTTTCAACGACATGAAAAATTATACAAATGACAAGTATTACGATAGGCGTACCGAGGGATATTTTAAGCTCAAGGAATTGATGGAAAAAAAGTGGCTTAAAGTTTTGAATGACCCCGTGATGATTGAGCAACTGCTGACCATTAAGTACAAATATAAACCTAACGGGAAAATAGTTTTGATGACAAAAGATGAAATGCGTAAAGACGGATTACCTTCTCCGGACCGCGCAGACAGCTTGATGATGGGTGTTTATTATTGCGACAGCTTGATGGGCCCCGGGAGGAATGACCCTTTACCGCGTTACGGTGCCGATGAAGAGAATAAAACGATCGGAGTCAATTTACCCGCTTACGGGTTATCGTAGGAGTGGATATGCGCAAAAATAGAAAAGGTTCCAGGTAATGGCCTGGGTATTGCCAGTAGCTGCCGCTATCGGAGCCTTGACCGGCGTGGCATCACTCGTAATGACCGCATCATCGGATAGCGGGAGTTCTTCTGTCCCGGAACAGGCGTCAGCGGTGGCAGTCCCGACAGCGGAAGCGTCGCTTGTTGAGGCCCAGGAAGATGCTGAAAGGCGTCGCAAGATTATCGCGGCCACAGGCGGTCAGACAAAAACAACCGGTATCGGCGGCGCGGCTGTGAGTTCATCGGATATCGGCAAAAAAACATTATTGGGGGCTTGATGAATATACGCCCGGCTTTAAGCGCGGATTTGCCCGAGATATATACGCTTTATGAGAACTATAAACATCCGTCGATAGCGTTTGATAAGGCGAAAGTTTCTCCGGCATTAGATGCGCTTGTCGAAAAAGGATGCGTCATAGTTTGCGAGGAAAACGGCAAAATAATCGGCGGTGCGGCGGGATTTATATTCCCGTGCATGTTCACCAATGATAAGATATTCCAGGCGATGTTTTTGTATTTCAAGGAAGGCTACAGGCATTTGACTGGTAAATTTCTTTCCGGACTCGAAATAATACTCGACGGAAAGGGTGTTGATAAGATAATTTTTGCAAGCCTTAACGAAAAAACAGGGCGATTTTACCGGATGAATGGCTATGAACCGATTGAAGTTAATTACTCAAAGGACATATAATGGCCGCTGACGTAAAGCAAATTATTCTCGACAACACTTATTTATCCAACCAGAATTCCAACTGGAGATCATATCACCAGGCTCTCGCCAGTTTTTGTCTGCCGAGAAAAGCGTGGATTGACAGTATAAGGCCGATAGGCGACCGTTTGAAACTAGGGCATTTGTTCGATTCTACTGCGATGCGCTCCTTGAGAATAATGGCCGCGGGCTTTCATTCAAACTTGACTAATCCCGCTGAAAGGTGGTGCGGAATAGAAGCCGTTGAAGCGGAGCTTATGAAATCGTACGAGGTCAAACGCTGGTTTTATGATACCTCAGAGCGCATATATTCCGTGCTTAACGGATCCAATTTTGATACCACTATCCAGGAATTCTATACAAGCGAGGGATGTTTTGGAACATCGTGCGTATCCAATTTCGAGGACGATGATACAACTATCCGCTATGGTGAAATCCCTATCGAGCAGATAAACATCGAAGACGATATGCAGGGCCGGACGATTGCAGTATACAGGAATTTCAAGCTTACGGCCATAAAAGCTTATATCGAGTGGGGCCAGGACGCGGGCAAGAGTGTGCTCGAAGTTTACAAGGATAAGCCTTTTACGGAATTCGAGTTCCTGCATTATGTCGGGCCGCGCTATCGCAGGGATGTTGCTAAAAAAGATAATCTTAATATGCCATTTCAATCGGTGTGGATAGCAAAAAAAGATTCGCATTTGATACGAGAAAGCGGATTCACTGACTTTCCGTATGTCGTCGGAAGGTTTTATAAGGACTCCAGCGACCCGTTCGGGTTCTCCCCTGCTATGGACGCTTTTCCCGATATAACCGGAGTCAACGCGCAAAAGAAAACTTTGATTAAGGCGGGGATGAAACACGCGGCGCCGGCGTATGATGCGCCTTCTTCGGGGTATCTCATGCCGCTGAATTTCAATCCGGACGCGATAAATTACCGCGACCCGAAGATGGCCCCCGACCAAATGCTGAGGGCTTTGCCGACTGGCACGGGTAATTTGCCTATAACTTACGAGATAATCAAAGGCGTACAAGACGAGATAAAAGACCATTTTTTTGTGCCCGTATTCCAGTCGCTGTCAATGGTTACCAAGCAAATGACAGTACCCGAAGTTCAAAAAAGAATGTCCGAATCTATGGCGTTATTAGGCGGTGTAGTCGGAAGGTTTACCAATGAAGTCCACTCCCCGCTTATCATACGGCTATTCAATCTTATGTACCGAAATAAAATGTTAGCGGAGATGCCTGCTATCTTGCAGGGAAAACAATTCAGGGTTATTTATCTTTCTCCATTAGCTAAAGCGCAGAGAGAATCCTCGCTGTACTCATTGGATAATTTCCTTACGCGAGTGGGGCAGATAGCCGCGGTTAAGCCGGATGCTCTGGATAAAATTGACGAAGATAAAACCATCGACGAGATAGCCAAAATAGAAGGGATAAACCCTGAAGTGATCAGGGATGATAAGTCCGTGGGCGAGATAAGAAAGCGCAGGCAGGAGGCTACCGAAATGCTTCAAAAAATACAGATGGCGCAAGGCGGGGCTGATGTAATGAAAACAGGAGCCGAGGCTAAGAAGGCCGGGGTGGAAGCGCAGGCGGCAAAACAATGATAGCTATTATCAAAACTAAAAATGCGATGCCGTTAAGCTCGCTTTGCGTTCTTGTCCTAAGGTTTATATACGAGCGCGATAAGCTGAATCTTGATGATATCCACAGGATGAAAGATTCGGTCATAGCGTGGAAGCAGAAACTCGACCTTGATTACAGCTTGAACAGGGTCAACGAAGAAGAGGAATATATCCTTGGGCGTATTGGGTATGTATTGAAATCAGAGGAAGAAGGGAAATTCGATGAGCGCAAAAAGCTCTTCAAGGATAAGGGTATAGACTGGAAAAAATTCCACAAACTTCCCGGAGCGCATACCGAATTGGATTACATAAAAGCTAACCAGGCATACGAGGAATATAAAAAACTTAATCCAGAACAGGAGGGTTTGTCGTGAACAGGGAAGATATTTCAATATTGACGATTGATTGTGTCGTAGAGTTTCCCGTTTATAAATATTGCGAGGCTTGCGGAGGAGAGGTCGAGGACAAAACGGCTGAAAAAATAAAAGCCGTTCAATATAAATTGGTATTGAAAGATGGGAGAGATATGTCTTTTACTCGGGATTATAACGAGCCTTGCGGGGTATTTTATGAGTGGATTTGCAATACGGTATTGCCCGGAATAAAAGAAAAAGTAAAAGAAAAAATAGAAGAAAATAAAATAGCGGAAATTAAGGCTTTGGAAGTAAAATTCAATCTTGATCCAGAAAAAGAAAATATTGTAGAGCAGGGCGACACTATAGTATGCCTGGAAAGCCCCAAAGACGCCCTGGGTGAAGATGTTGTTGATGGACCTGTAGCGGGAAAAGAATACCAGGTTTTGAAGGTCATTATGCGCGGCGATGCCGTAGCCGGATACGAGATAGTCGATTATAACAGCGCAGTACCCATCAGGATGTCCATAGACGTTAAGGCGAGCAAGCTTGTAAAGAAGCATATACCGGGTCCCATGCCAGAAAGAGTTTTTGAAATAATCCGAAAGTGCAAGAAATGCGGAGAGGATAACGCTCTCGTTTTAAAGGACGGTAAATATACGGGAATATGCTTTAAGTGCAAAACTCCCGCTGAAATAATCCAAGAGGATATACAGGCATGAAAAATCTTATACAGGAAAAGCTACAGACATTGACACTCGAACAGCGGAAACAATTATACCGGGATGTTTTTGAGACTGAGCAGGGCAAACTCGCTTTGGAAGATTTGAAGAACCGCAGTTATGTGAAAGTATCGATAGAACAGGAAGGAGGTGATAATAATTTATTTTCATTAGGCGCAAGGGAAGGAAGGAGACAGGTTATTCTGCATATTGAAACCATGATCGAGGAAACTAAACCAGAGGATACCGTCGCTGAGGAGTAACCGCTCCTCAAGACCGTCGCCCAAAAGGAGATAGATGGAAAATTTTATAGCGTCGTTGCCGGAAGAAGTAAAATCACAGTTTACGGCTGAGGATTTAGCCGACCCGAATATCACGAAATATACGACTTTTCCTGACTTTATCAAGGGGCACAGGAATTTAGCCCCGATGATAGCGGCCAAGGGCGTGTTATTGCCAAAAGAAGGCGATGAGGCTGACAGGGAAAGGTTCATATCAGATTTAAGTAAGGCGGGTTTCGGCAGGCCCGAAAAGGTTGACGGGTATAAACTCTCTGAAATTAAAGACCTTCATCCCGGCATAAAGATTACACCTGAGTCGCAGAAAGCATATTTTGAAATAGCTCATAAACTTGGGATATCCACAGCGCAAGCTGACGGATTAAACCAATGGTATTTAGGGAATATGAGCACCCTGATGAAAAGCAAAGAGGCCGCTGAATTAGCCGAAGGGGCGGCTGCCGAGACAAAATTAAGGAACGAATTGGGAGAAAAGTACGATCCGTTTATTGCGAAGATAACCAACTTTGTTAAGCTTGCCGGAGGGGATGAAGCTCTGAAACTTTTTGCCGATAAGGGAATAGGAAGAAATCCCACGCTCTTAAAAGTCTTGGGAAAAGCTGTTGAGGGATTGTCTGAGGATACGATAAATAAGCTCGGTTCGGGCGGACAGACCAATGCCCTTGATGACGCAAAGGCAAAGATAGAAGCCATGAACCGCGATCCTAAGCATCCCGTAAACGATACGAACCATGTTGACCACGATAAGGCCGTAAAAGAACGCATGGAACTTTATAAGATTGCCTATCCTCAGGAGAAAGCATAATGGCTGCCTTTCTCAATGATTTGTCGGCAAAAGAAATTGTTGAGCTCAGGTTGAAATGCCTTGAGCCTATATACTTAACGGCTTCCCGGCACTCGATGGAAAAAGACGAGGTTATCGAATTCGGGGAGAAAGCATGGACGTTCGCCGTAAAGCTACTCGGGAAAGAGTCCAAATCTAAACCCGCTTAAGCGGCAGAGATGGATATCAACCGACCTTTTATGCGAACAAGGCGGTAAAGAGGAAAGGGACACCCCTTGAATACAGGGCCCCAAAATATGGCAGACCCTTTTTGGATACTCTGCTTGTTGGTGAGTAATCTATAATCTAAAAAGGAGATAAAATGGGAACCCCTGATTATGCTTTTGTAAAACAGTATCAGGACTCCATAACTATGCTGGCGCAGCAGATGACGCCTCTTTTGCGCCCGGCCGTTATGGTAGATACAAACTTCAAGGGAGAGGCGAAGTTCTACGAACAGTACGCATCAGATGAATTGGTTGAGCTGACTACGAGGTACCAGGATACGCCTGTTCAGCTTCCTGACCATAGAAGGCGCAAGGTTACCCCGCGTTATTTTGTGGGCAATACGCTTGAAGACCCGGCAGATGCCCTGCAGATGCTCATAGACCCCAAGTCTACGTACATGCAGGCAAAACAGGCCGCAGCGGGCCGTAAGTTCGACGATCTCGTGATTGCGGCTATCGGAGGTACGGCTTATATAGGCAAAGAAGGCACTACCACGCAGGCATTCTCTACGACCAACTTGGTTCCGGTAGCGGCTTCCGGCATGACAAAAAACAAGATACTACGCGCCAAGAGGTTCTTGGATGCAGGCCAGGTCGAAAAAGAAGACAGGTTTATGCTGCACGGTTCAGCGCAGATGGAAGACCTGTTAAAGACCACTGAACCTGCGTCGATCGATTTCAATGTCGTCCGTCCCTTAGTGGAGGGCACGATAACGAAATGGGTCGGTTTTGAATGGATAGGGACCGAAAGGCTCCTTTCTGACGGCGGAACCCCGGCAACGCGGTACTGCTATGCCTTCCAGAAGAAAGGTTTGCAGGCGGCCATCCAGAAGGAACCCGAAGGCCGTGTCACAGAAAGGCCGGACAAAAACTACGCATGGCAGGTGTATCTGCGTATGTGTATGGGCGCGACAAGGCTCGAAGAAGAGCGTTGCGTCAAGATATCCTGCTTGGAAACGGCGTAAACTGAACAAATAGAAAGGAGTAAAAAATGGCTGTAAAAGATGTTGTTGGAGTAAACAGGACCCTCTTTGCTGCGGGCGGCCTTTCCGTGTTAGGCCACGGACTTACCGACGCGAGGGTAAAATGCATGGTAGATACCTATGTCGCAGACGCAACGGAGGACGCAGGGTCTACCATAAAGCTTTTCCCTGACCTTCCGAAAGGCGCGAGAGTACTGCTTATAGTACTGGCGGCTTCAGTAGCGCAGGCAGCCTTGACCTTCGCTTTGGGCGATGGTGATTCAGCGGATCGTTACGTTACTGCCGGAGCTACAGGTTTACAGACCGCGCTTACGCCTGTTGTTGCCGGCGGAGCGGGTTATGTTATCGGCACGGCAGATAATGATGAGTACATACTTCTCACCACGGCCGTCGCTACGATGACAGCAGGCACGATCACGGCGTATTGTTTCTACACTCAGGACTAAGGGAGGAGATAATGAAAAAACTGCTGGTTATAATAGCGGTTGCGTTCGCGCTCCTTCCTTCCGCGGTATTCGGCTCTGTCGGGTATTTATCCAACGGAGTTGATACGGGGACGATTACCGATATGGATTTAATCGGTCCGTCTACCGGGCAGGTATTCGACGGCTCAAGGCTCACTCTTTACCAGACTGGGCCCTTCTCCGGAGTATCGACAATAGCTTCGACTGTCTCCAAGCTGAATTCAGCCAATCTTTCTTTTGGCATATTGAATCTCCAGGGAGCGTCAAAGACTTTTTCGATAGATGCCGGGTTGTATAATGGGCAGGAGATTACCATGATAAAAAGCGAGTTTGATGCGAATGTATTAAAACTCGACTTTTCTATCGACGCGGTGGGTTCGAGAACAGCACACACCGGGTTTTCTACCGTTACCTGGAGTACTGCTCCGGGCGGGTTTATTACCTTAACCTGGATAGACTCGACAGTAGGTTGGATATTGTCGGGTGCGAGTCCTACAGGGGTAACGATAGTTTACTAAAAGGAGATAAGGGGGCGGGTCGAAAGGCTCGCCCCCGCGCAGAATGAAAAAGATAATTTCATATGCAGTCGGGGCAATAGTAGCTATCCAGGCGCTCGCTCCGCCGTTTGAATTTAATATCTATTTTCTTAATAGTCCGCTATGGTTTACGTGGACATTCCTGTTCTGCGGATTTCTTTCATTTATTTTTATATTTACGCAGGCAAATATCTGGCTTAAAATCCTTATCCCGTATTTATTCGTGAATACGTTCTTTTCCGCTATGCCGCATTTTTCTATGACTTCATTCTTTGGGGTTACTGCCTGCGCTTATTTTTATCTGTTATGTAAAAAAATAGAGGATTGGGAGACTGTAATAAAAATAATTTTTTGCGTACTTATGGTGCAGCTCCTTCTCATAAACCTGCGGGGAGTCGGTAAAGATACCCTGTTTAATTTCGGCGGGAAAACGGGGTGCGCCGGGTCTGTCGGTAATATCATGCAGCTTAAAACGCTGATAATACTGTGTTTTGCTTTTATTATATCCGCAGGCAAGCCTAAATTCCTTGCCAAGTTCCCTATCGCGGTATCCGTGTTCATAATTTCCAGTTTGATCTGCTATGTGGCGGCAAACAAGTCATTTCATTATTTTTTGTATGCCCGAGGACCCGTTTGGCTCCAGACCTTCGCGTTATCAAATAACCATCCTTTTATCGGGCACGGATTAGGTACATTCCAGGTCTTGTTTCCCATCTTAGGGCACGGGCATTTCCAGGCTGAGGGTATATGGATGTCTCCTCATAATTTCTGGTTAAGGATACTTTTTGAGGCGGGAAGTTTGGGCCTTGCTTGCATATTGGGATATATGGGCGCTTTATTTCTTCGGTGCAGGGGCTTGACATTGCTTGCCGCGGGAATGGTCTGTCTTACTCTGGCAATACATTTTCCCGAGTCTCAAAGTTCAGCTGTGCCCATGCTCGTATTATTTTGCGCATCCATAGAAAAGGAGAAGTATCAATGGCGACTTCAAAAATAAAAATAGCCAATCTTGCCCTTGTAAAAATAGGGGGAAAAAGGATATCGTCTTTTGATGAAGATAGCGCATTTGCTCGCGCCGTTAAAGAGGTTTACGATGACGCGAGAGACGATGTATTGGCCGAGCATATGTGGACGTTTGCGCAGAAACGGGCTGTATTGGTCCAATCAGCCATTATCCCCGTCATGACAGAGGATGGAATGTCTATCGTTTACACTCCACCCACAGATTTGATAAAGGTAAACTTTGTAAACATAAAAGGAGCGGTTTATCGGATAGAGGAAAATGGCATATTGTCCAATACGGAAGGGTTAAAAATAATTTACACCTATCGTAATGATAATCCTATTACTTATTTTTCAAAGTTCACGTCAGCTTTCGTATGTAAACTCGCTTACGATTTATGCTTCTGTATCACGGAATCCAAGTCTAAAGCGGAAAGTCTCCTGGAGGAATATGAGAAAATACGATTGCCGCGGGCTATTGCCGCAGACTCGCAGCAGGGCACTCCGATGGCTCCTCAGCAGGATGAATGGCTATTGGCACGTCAATCGGGGTCGCAATACGGTTCCACCGGCGAAACCTGGCATCCGTCATGGGAGTAGATAATGCCTAAAAGTTCCGACATACAAAGCAATTTTACGGGAGGGTGCATCTCGCCTCGCGCCCTGGGCCGGTTCGATCTGGCGAAGTATTCTAATTCCGTAAAGGTTTTGTATAATTTTTTGATATATCAGCTTGGTGGAGCCTTGTCAAAACCCGGGCAGATTTATGCCGCTGAAACAAAATCAGGCAAAGTCTATCTTACGGAATTTTCATATTCTACCGAGCAAACCTATGTCCTTGAAATGGGAAACCTGTATTTCAGGTTTTACGCCAATCAGGGAAGGCTTGAGTCAGGCGGGGTCGCGATAGAAGTTGCTACTCCTTATTTAATAGAAGATATACTTACCCTCCAGTTTTCACAAGATGCGGATACTATGTATATAACCCATCCATCTTATGCCCCGAGAAAATTACAGAGGACATCGGCCACAGCTTTTACATTGACAAGAGCGCCATTTGTCCGTGGGCCATTTCTTGACACGAACATAGGAAATGTTATGATAACTCCTTCGGCTGATACTGGCGCAGTAACCTTGACAGCGACCATACCGGCATGGGGAGTGTCTACCGTATACGTTGTCGGGAGTTTTGCTACAAATGGAGGAATTACTTATCGCTCTATTCTTACCCATACATCCGATGCTGCGGCTTTTGCGACAGATTTGGCTTTAGGATATTGGGTTGCGGAAGATTTCTTTAAGGCCGAACACGTAGAGGATGGCGGGTCTTTATGGCGGATTAAAAGCGGGGTAGTTAAAGTTACTGCGTATACAAGCGGGACGGTAGTGACAGGAACGGTTCAGGCTGAAGAAACCGGCGTTGCGGGAGATCTCGCTACCGGCCCGGCGGCAACGGATGATTGGGCTGAAGGCGCGTTTTCAGGATACCGAGGATGGCCATCATGCGTCGCCTTTCATGACAGGAGATTATATTACGGGAATACCGTTTTTGAACCCGAGACATTTTTCGGTTCTTGCTTAAACGCTTACGATAACTATAATGCAGGCACATCCGCTGATGATGAGGCTATAATTTTTGAGATAGCTTCCACAAAAGTTAATGCAATAACTTGGCTGTTATCCGGCAGGTCAAGTTTACAGATAGGCACAACAGAGGGGACGCTTTCGGCGTCAGGGACTTCCGGAGGGGTGATTACTCCTACGGATATAAATATCACTATAGATAAGAGTTCTCCCTGCTCTTCATTAAGCCCGCAAAATGTAGCAAGTTATCTTTATTATGTCCAAAACAATAAATTTCAGGTCAGGGAGCTTATTTATAATTATCTCATAGATTCCCGCGAAGCCGAGGACATGAACCTTTTAGCCGACCATATATTAAGAGACGGCGGCGGCGCGGCACAAATGGCCCTACAATCTTCTCCAAATAATCGTTTATGGCTGGTGTTAAACGATGGGACCATCGCGGTTTTGACCAGGAACCCCAAACAGGAAGTAATGGGATGGTCAAAGTTGAGGACCGGAAAGGACAGCAAAGGCAACGGTTATTATGAAAGCATTTGTATTATAAAGAAACCCGGAGCCGACGATGAGATATGGGTTTCGGTAAAAAGAAATATAAACGGGGCGGAAAAACGCTTTATCGAGTACTTTGCCCCTGAGTATTTTGATGATGATTGGGACGCTAACTGCCTTGACGCTTCCCTTACTTATGACCAACCGAAGATAATAACCGGGGCGACAAATGCAAGCCCTGTTGTCATAACATCGGCTTTACATGGATTTGTAAACGGCGACCAGGTAAAAATAGACAATGTTGAAGGCATGACTGAATTAAACGGATATTTCTTTTTGATAAAAAATGCGACCGCGAATACTTTCGAGCTTACAGATCTGGCTGGCGTCAATATAGACGGTTCCGATTATGGCAATTACCTTTCAGGCGGAGAGGTGAGGAAAATGGTCGAAACAATATCAGGGCTTGACCATTTTAACGGGGAGACTGTATGCGTCCAACTTGACGGGGGAATACCTACCCGGCAGCAGACGTATGTAGTTGCCGCAGGCTCTATAACCTTAAGCCAAAAATTTGCGGTTGCCCACGTTGGGTTATTTGAGGAAAGCAAGATTGTATTCCTGAAATTAAATAGCGGGGCCTATAGTTCAGGACAGGGAAAGAACAGGAGAGTTTATTTAAGCACGATAAGAGTTCATCGCTCGCTCGGAATGAAGATAGGCCAAGATGAAGATAATCTAAGCACGGTGTTTTTCGGTAAGATAAACAACGAGCTCGGGCGTGCGCCGGCTCTTTATTCGGGAGATCTTCCGGAAACATTTGATTCGTGGTGGTCGAAAGACGCGGAAATAGTCATTAAGCAGACGCTTCCCTTGCCATTGATGATATTGTCAGTTATATTCAAAAGTGAGACGGAGGAGAAATAATGGGCTGGACACCTTCTGCGAGCGATCTTGCGGTTGTAGGCGCTATAGGAGATATTACAAGCGCTTTCGGACAATCCCAGGAAGGAGAGCAAAAAAGTGAGGCATATGATTATAACGCCAATATATTAGAGCAGAATGCCGCGACAGCCAGGGCTAAAGGTGAATTGCAGGAATACCAGAAAAGAAAAGAAATACGCTCTGTCATAGGCAAACAGGCCGCGGGATACGCGAGTGCAGGAGTGACCATGAGAGGCTCACCTGTTGATGTCATGGTAGAATCTTTATCTAATGCTTATTTTGACATAGCCATAGACAAGTACAATACCGAAGTCGCGGCCCGAGGATATGAGAACCAGGCAAAATTGCAGCGTTATTATGGCGAGCAGACTAAGAAAGCCGCAAAAACCTCGTCAGCGATAAGCCTTTTAAAAACGGTGTCAAGCGTAAGTTCAAAGTTTGCTACGGCAGGAAATAGCGGGAAAAAAACTACAATAGGCGAGGGCAATTCGTCGTATTCGGAATTACATTAAAAGGATATTATGGCAGTTAAAGCTGATTTAAATAAAAAGGAGAACTGAAATTCCTAAGATACCTTTTATCGGGCCGACAGGGAACAATATATCTTCTGAAGGTCCTGAGCAGGAAGTAAATCCAGAAATGGCTTCGGTAGGCGGAAAGATGACTCAGGCTATCGGAGAAGGAGTGTCTTCTGCGGCAGGAATGCTTGAAAAAGCCCTATCTCTAAGCGAACAGACTAAGGCTGAGAATATCCTATCCTCAAAGATAGCTGATATCGAATCCCGCGCCGCCAAAGATAACGACCTGTCCTCTGCGAATAGGTTGAAGTATTCCGAAGAAGTCGATATGGCCATAAACAATTCTTCCTCGGAGATATCCATTCCGGCAGAAAAAGATTTGTTTATGTCCAGGGCACAGAATAAGGCGGTCATGTCAAGGGTAAAACTGGATACTCTTTTCAATAAAAAGCTTATCGACCGTGGTAAAGCCGAACTTAATACATTCCTTGAAAGCAAACGCCAGCAGTATATTACAAGCATCAATATGGGAGAAAAGGAACAGGCAATACTCGAAAGGGACGCTAAACTTGACGCTATGGCTGACGCGGGATTCCTTACATACGAAGAAGCCACAAATTATAAGGTTAAACTCAATAAGGAATGGAACGAGCAGCATGTTGATTATGATGTTTCAAATAACCCCGAGTGGGCTTTGCAGGAACTCCAGAAGGGAGAACAGGGCTTTTACAGGGGAATATCTCCCGATGTGAGAGCTAAAGGCGCTTCCGATGCAAAAGCAAAGATTAGGAAAAATCAGATTTTATTTCAGTTCCAAGATAATCAGGATAAGGACAAAAACGAAGCCCAAATGCTTATCGATTCGATAGACGGTAAGCTCTCCAAAGATCAGATAAAAAATTCTCTTATTACAGGGGGTATAAGAAGGCCGTTCGCTGAAAAGATGTTTAAGCAGGTGCTCGCAGACCCTAATCCTAAAACGAATAATGAAACCTATATTAAGGTCAGGGCTATGGAGCTCAACAACGCCCCTGTCTCTGAAATAACACAGACTATACTTGATAACAATGATAAATTAAGCAACGAAGACAAGAGGCGGTTAATTGACCATGCTTTCAGCAAGGCTGATATAAAAGAGAAGGATAAAATAAGTTATAATGCAGCCGCTTTAAGAATATGGTCTGTAAAGAACTTGGGAGATTTTACTAAGGGCAAGGACCTGTCTGCGGATGTTGTTTATGAGTTTCATCGTAGAGTAGACCAGGAAAAAGCGCAAGGGAACAGGGTGGATGAAATAGCCCAGGAAGTCATTAAGGATAAAATAAAGGAATATTATCCTTCAACTGCGGTTATGTCCGATGTGCCTAATTTTATTGCAGAAAAAAATAGCATTAAAAAAATATATGAGAAAAACAGTAAATTAAAAGGCAAAGCCCCCTCTCCAGGGCCGTCTGTTATTACTGGCGGATCCGGGATAGACTTTGATGATTTATAATGCCGATACCCGTAGGAATTGAAGAGCAATCAACAGGGCAGTCCATATATCTTGAAGATAAGGACAAGGTCTTGTCTTTTTCCGCGGACATGGACGAACACGATATTGGACATAAGATTCGTATTGGTGAATATAGCGAAGATCCTGTAAACTCGGGTGCAAAATATGTTATTGAGGCCGCCAAGCGCCCTCAGTCGGTATTGGGAAAATTGAAGGATTCGATATTGACAAAAGTCGGGCTTCGTCCGGATAAGGATGCGATAGGTGCGCGAGCTCTAATGGCATTGAACGAAATTGAAAGGGTAAGAACCAGCGACCTTTCCGAAGAAGAAAAGCATACTGAAATAGCTGCCGCACAAGATGACATTGACAAATATCTTTCAAGCAAAGGGATAGCTACGAAATCACAGCAAAATTACGATATGGGTACCATGCTTCTTAACTATGGAATGATGGCGACCGGGTACGGCGCTATGGAGAAATTCGGCGCTTGGACATTCACGAAGGGGCTAATGAAATTTGTCGCGGCAAATGAAGGATTAAAACGCGCTGTATTTCCTGCTATAAAAGCGTCCTATACCCCCGAAGGGCAGGATTATAAATACGAACCGATTACTCTCTCTGATTTAATCGGAGTCAAGACTGAAACTCCGGAGGTAAAAATAGCCTCCGACGCGATAGAGATGGGCATGGTCGGCGGAATAGCTGTTAGCGGAAAACTCCTTCGCCAAGCGAAGATTGATACGGTAATAAATGAAGCGTTGCCTTCGCTTGAAAAGCTTTTTATTGAAAGAGGTGTTAAAATCCCAAGAGGAGGATTAACCCCTGAATTCGTAAAACAACAGGCGCAGACATCTTCGACTTTAGGCGAAGCAATAATACAGGCCGCGGATAGACTGCCTATTTATAAGGCATTCGGAAATAGGGGCGCGGTCCGTTTGCCGTCCTTTAACCCCGGAGATGAGGTAAAAATAGGCTCTGAAATGGCAAAGGTCATAAAAACCGAGGGCGAGAATGTTATCCTTGAAATAGGGGGTGCGCAGGTAGTCAAGAAAATTGCGGATATATCCCCAAAACAGCCTGAAATTAAGCCAGAAACGCCTGTTTCCGGCATAATAACCCCTGAAGCGGCAAAGGGTGGGGGGATAATGTATCATCAAAGTCAGGGTGATACTGGAGAATTTTTGCAGAAAGGTGATAAGGGGTATAAGCGAGCGGGTTATTCTCAAGCGGGCGAAGGCATTTATTTTTCTCCAAATAAAGAACTCGTGCAATCTAAATATGGAAAAGGTGGGGGTAAATTAGTATCAGCACAACTTGATATTAAAAATCCCTTAGATTTAGGCGACAAAGATGCAATGTATTTTGATGGTAGAAAAGTTAATTATGGTGATGTTGTTGTTGAGAATTTCAAGAGATTTCAAAGTGGAGAAAAACCATTACCCGAACCAGATATAATTCTTTCGACAATATCTAAAAAAGCAAAAAGGTGGCTTATCGATAATGGGTATGACGCAGTAACTGGTATGAAGGGCGAGATGTGGACTGCCCCCGAAACAGTTATATTTGATAAATCACAAATCAAACTCTCCACCCCCACAGGAGAGGGGAAGGTAGCGGAGTCTGCCGAAAAAGTTGAGGAAGTTAAACCCCCGCTTTCCGGAGAAGTCAAGAAACAGCGTGGATTTATTACCAGTATTCAGGAAGAAATGCCCGAGTTGAAAGTATCTGGCCAGTACATTCCAAGAAGCACAGACAAGCTTGCTATCAAGGCACGCAATGTAATAAAGGACGATATAAGAGTAGCAGAAAAGATGGCACAAGGCACAGATGATACGGCAATAGCAACAGGCGCGGAACTTTTAAAACACTATTCGATAGAAGCGGAAAAAGCAACTGATGAAACTATCAAAGATGTTTTTTATGAAAAGGCCGCGGAATTAGGCAATGATATGGCTAAACGTCTTACTGAGCTTGGTCGGTCTGTTCAAGCTGCCTCTATATTAGCCCGGCTTACCCCCGAAGGTCAGATAAGGTTTGCCGCCAAAACCATACAAAAATATAACGAGGAAATTACAAAAACCAAAGGCGGCTTATTGGGTCTAAAAAAATTGATACCCGAACTCACTCCCGAGCAGACTCGCGAGATAATAGACGCAATGCAGGAAATCCAGGAAATGCCTGACGGGGAAGCAAGGGCAATAAGGTTCAGGGATTTACAAAATTATATCTCTGATTTAGTGCCTACGCCTATTTATGATAAGATAGTTACATTGTGGAAGGCGGGATTGCTCACGGGTTTAAAGACTTCAGGAGTAAACCTATTAGCTAATTTTAGCCATGCTTTTGGGACGGAAGTTATAAAAGATGTTCCCGCGGTCATGGTAGATAGCCTCGCTTCCTTGTTTACCGGGAAGCGAACAACGACCTTTACCTTAAAAGGGGTAGAAGGTGTCAAGGAGGGCATTTCAAAAGGATGGAGATTTCTTAAGACGGGTTATGACGAAAGAAATGTTTTAACTAAACTTGATTATCAAAGAGCTAATTTTGGAAAAAGTAAGATTGGGAGGGTGTTGCAGGTTTACGAAGAAAGCGTATTTAAGCTCTTAGGTGCGGAAGACCAACCCTTTTATTATGGCGCAAAGGCGCGTTCGCTCTACGATCAGGCAGGCGCACAAGCGATAAATTCCGGATTAAAAGGTGCAAAAGCCAAAGTTTTCATAGATAACTTGGTTTCTAATCCTACGGATGAAATGCTGCTTTATGCGGTCGCAGATGCAGAAACCGCAGTGTTCCAAAATAAAACCGTCTTAAGTGAAGCGGCTGGACATTTAAGAAAAATAGCAGGAGCAGAATTCATTGTGCCGTTTACTAAGACCCCGTCCGCTGTTGCCATGCAGATATTAAATTATTCTCCTGTAGGAATAACAAAAACTATATTTCAAAACGCAGGAAAAGGAAAATTTGACCAGAGAGATTTCTCAAAAGGAACAGGCAGGGGATTAGTGGGAGTTGCTATTCTCGCGATGGGGGCTTATCTGTTTCGGAAAGAAGTGATAACCTTAGATAGACCCGCGTCGGAAGGCGAGCGCAAGATGTGGGAACTTGAAAGCAGGAAAGCTAATTCAATAAAAGTCGGGAATAAATACAGATCGGTGCAGGTGTTGGGCCCGGCAGGAAACTTGTTGCTTATAGGAGCTCAATTCCAAAACGCTTTTAATAAAAGCGGAAGCCCGACAGAAGCGATGGCAAAAGGAACATTTGGCAGTTTAAAAGCATTTTCCGAACAAACATATTTGACTGGAATAAGCTCTGGTCTTGAAGCATTTAAGGAACCGGAAAGGATGGGAGAGTCTTTTGCGGGAGGGCTGATATCTTCCGTTATCCCAACTATAATGGCGGACATAGCGAAAGCTACTGATCCACTACAACGCAGGGCAGAAAATATTATGCAAAGGGTTATGGCAAGGGTTCCTATATTAAGCCAGGCTCTTGAGCCGCAGGTGGATATTTTAGGGGAAAGAAGGCCGAGGACGGAGAATTTCTTAGAAACGATAGCTGACCCTACAAGGCCGTCTACAGAGATAAAGGAACCAGTTACTCGTGAAATCAGGCGGCTCATTGACACGGGACAGAAAATATCTACAACGCAAGTAGGCGATAGGAAGGGATACAGGATTTTAACGCAAAAACAAAATACTGATTTATGGCAGCGGGCGGGTTCGATCGCTTACGAAAAGATAATGACCTTAATGGAAATACCTGCTTACGAAACTGCTCCCGATGATTTAAAAGCTAAAAAGGTCAATGAGATACTCGACAAGGCTAAAGTTGTCGCAAGAGCGGAGAAACTCATTGAAATCACTACGGATTTGAGTGGCGATGATCTAAAGTCTAAATTATCGGAAGCGAAAAAAGACGGGCTTTTGAACAGGGAAGTCTATAACTTATTTATAAGGATGAGATAATGGACGAAACTTTAGGTTTGATTTTTATGTTTTGGTTGATTGTAATTTATTTTAAGGATAACAATCATAGGATAAAAAAAAGGAGCTAAAATGACCGTTCCAATAAATGACCGCAAAATAATTCACGTGGGAACTGGCGCCTGGAGTGTTGCTACTTATGATTTTAAGATTTACGCCGATACCGAACTGTCTGTATATGAATACGTCATAGCAACCGGCGTAGCAACCCTGCTTACAATATCTACGGATTATACCGTTTCTGGTGTGGGTGTCGCTACTGGAGGTACCGTGACCCTTGTTGCAGGCAATCTTCCTGCCACGAAGAAACTTATTATCATAGGCGCGGTTCCCTTAACACAAGAAATAGATTTTGAGAATAACGAAAAGACCGACGAAGGAGTTTTTGAAGAAGGCAGCGATAGGGCGATCATGCTCTTGCAACAGTTAAAAGACGAAATAGGGCGCTCAATAAGACAGGATATTGCGGGAAGCCTGGATTTAATACTTCCGCAGCCGGTAGCTGATAAATTTTTGGGATGGAATGGTACGGGCACGGGCATCGTAAATAAGGACTCGGCTGAAGGCGGGAGCTCGGGCCCCGCAGGACCCGCCGGAGCTGCGGGACCCGCTGGAGCCGCGGGCGCTGCGGGAGCAGACGGAGCGGGAAAACACGTTATTTCACGCGGGTTTGAACTGGAATATGCAACCACAGCCACGGTTACTATATTGCCCGGAACCTTGTATCATGATACGACAGAAGTAAACAAGGTTGCCGCCACAACCCTCGATTTAGCCGTTGCTGCGGATTGGTATGACGGCGCTGTTCATTCATACGCAGGCGGCGCAGGGCTTTGTTATATAGGTGTAAATGCAGCCGGTGATATTAAATTGCTCCATACTAATGCGCCTGATTGTGCGGATACTGCAGGAAACGTAGTCGGTACCTTATTCTATTGGAACAATGGCGGTACCTACTGGCGCGTAATAGGCGCGGTGCATATTTCCGTAGCTGACCTTATTGATATAAGGTTTGACCAGACGGGCAATAGGATAGAGTTCACCGATCCTTACGCAAACGCCCTCGTTCGGGTGTTGAATGCGGGCGCGGACGCCGCTTTTACCGACGTAGATTGCTCATCCGTCGTGCCTGCTATATCAATTTTATGCGACCTGCAATTTGTTGTTACCGGAAGCTCCGTGCTGTATGTCCGCAAGAATGGGAGCGCAGCAACGAATGGAAGAGCTTATTATAACAGCGCGGGAACTATTGACGGAATATTTTCCCAGGTATTGGACGCGAACAGGGTATTTGAATATAAAATAGCCGGAGCAGGAGCAACTTTATATGTTGCAGGCTACACGCTTAACATAAGGTAAAAAATGGTACTCGTATTTATCTCTATAGGAATTTGGATATTGACCTTGGGACAAAAGGCTAAAAGGGAATATTTCAGTTTCCCCTTAATGTTATTTTGCTTATGGGCTTTGGGCTCGGTCTTTATCCATAGTTATGATGTTGCGATTTTAGAACATCCGGCGCTGAGCCGTTTCCAATGCTTTTCGCTTATGAGCGAAGGGCTGATTTATATATTGGCAGGCACAGCGCTTTTTATTTCAGTAATAAAATATTCAGGCTCCTCTTGGCCGATTTGGGCTATTTTGGCCGTATTAAGCGTACCCTGGGTATATGAAGCGGCCAAGTGGGGCAGAATTAGCCCTATTTTAGCCCTGGTGGGGGCTACCTGCGCATATTTACTGATAAAGCGGCATATATGGCTCCTTATCGGGACGGCCCTTGTATCGGGCATTTTGACGGTCTTAAACTGGCCGTGGGTGGTAATGAAGTTTTCTTGCCGGCCGGTGATATGGGCGCGCATGGTTGAACAAATAAAAGAACACCCTATAGTCGGTCAAGGTTTTACCCATTATCTCCGGGGCGACATGGAACCTTTAAGCCAGTATTGGGGCGGGGTATATAGGCATAATGATTTTTTAAGCATAGCTTCTTATCTCGGCATCCCGGCGCTTATTTTTTTAACCTGGTTTATCATAGACTGCTTAAAAAAAATAGGCCCAGCAGTTCATCTTATTCCTTTTTTAGCGATAGTGATTTTATGTTGTTTTCAGTATACAATGTTCGACCCTTTGAAGGCGGCCATTTGTTTGACCGCCGGGGCATTATGTATAAAACAATCACAAAAAGGAGAGGCAAGATGAAAAGGTTATTGTCAGCAGTTTTGGCGGCCCTGGCTATTTCAGCGCCGGTTTATGCTCTTGGTGACCAAGTTTATACAGGGGTCAACCAGAGGGTGTATATTTCCGAGAATACGACAGGATTATTTAAGACGACCTATGTGCCTACATCCGGGGTTGATCCTTATATCAGCCCATATACGGACAGGATATTAGGATTTGATGTCACGCCGATAACATCCATCAGTTATGAAAACGTGGCAGGTTTGTATGATGCGACAACATCCGCCCAACTTACCGGCCCGTATTTCATGGGAGAAGCTGAAGGTGGAACTGCTTTTACAGGAGAAAAATGGTTTCCCTATCCTGTCAGGGTAGCTAATGGTATTGCCATAGTGCAGGGTGCAAAGACGAGGGTAAATGTATATTATCTTCGTACAACCGATCAACCGTAAAAAGGAGAAAAAACAATGGATGATATTATCAAGGCTTTTAAGCAGGCGGTAGATTTGAAGGAGCCGTTCGATAGAATAGTCGAATTATTCACGCTGAAAGTCAAGGAACTTGAGGATTTAATTATCAGGGCGAGAAAAGCCATATCAGAAGCCGAGACATCTCAACTGGCCAATGAAACCCTTAAGGTTGAACTTAATAATCGTGCTGAAAAAATAAAGGGTGTTGAAGATATAGTAGCTTTTAAGGCGCAGGCTGAAGAGCTCATGAAAAATGCCCAGGCCGAGAAAACTGAAGCCGAAAGCAAGACTGCGCTTCTCAGGGAACGCGATAACAAGTATGAGAAAGAGAATTCTGAACGAGTTTCTAAGCTCAATGTCAGGGAAGAAAGTTTGAATGCCTTAAAAATCGAACTCGACAATAGGGAAAAGAACATTGAGAACGAGGTAAAGACTAAGGTGCAGGAAGTCCTTAAATCGTGCGGCATAAAAACAGGTAATTAAAGATGATAACTATCCGTGATTATGGTTATAAATACCATAGGGACGGTGAGCCTAACCTCAACTTTGAGATAGCGAGAGACGATCTGGCCGCGGACCCCCAGTATTCAGCTTACTTTGCTTATAACGGGGCATGGCTTATACAAGAGCGCACAATAGCTACGGGGTTGTATAAATATTATGCGAGCATAGACAGCACCCTTTTCGCGGCTTCTTGGGCTGCAAGGGCTGGGCTTGCATATGTTGAATTCAACGCATTGTAAGGAGAAATAATGAAAAAAATAATCCCATTATTGGCCGTTTTGCTTATCTGTTCTTCAACCCAGGCCGCCGATGATTGGGCTATGCGTTGGCCGACAGGAACAGCATTACAAGTCATTACGCCTACAACGGGTGCGTCAACCTATCTCAAACTCGACCAGACCACCCACCAGCACGTCATCAACGACTATCCGCGCTTCGATGCGGGCCTCGGG